CACGCCGAAGGCGTATCCACCGGCTGCCGATAGCCCGTTGGCCCCGGACGGACGCCTGCGGATTGCCACCCCGCAGGGTGATGCTCCTGTCGGCTTTGACGGCTCCACGACCGGGACCGTGCTGAGCAAGGAGGGCGACGTGGTTGCCTCTCCGGGTGCGTATACCCCGGTGCCTTACGCGGGGCTGAACCCGGCTGATCCGCTCCCGCCCGCCAAGGCCGACGCCAAGGCCGACGCCAAGGCCGATGCCAAGAGCGACAAGAACGGTCCCACCAAGCCGTTGGGCGGTGGCAAACCGGCTGGCGGGTCAACCTCCAGCAGCGCCTACTGACAGGGAGGCGGGGCGGGTTAAAACGCCCGCCCCATCCTGATGAGCGCGCGCATACTCTACGACCAGTGGGGTGGCATCATCCGCTGGATCGAGGTTGCTCCCGGTGGTGATGAGTTGATCGTCTCCACCGAGCAGGAGGCTGAGCGGCTGGTGCGCGCCAACGCGCGCGATGCCGATGCCGATCAGAGCGGGCGCGCCTTCCGGCTGGTGGCGCGGGTGCCGATGCCGATCGTGCAGCGGGCGATGCGCGAGGGCTGGCACCGGGACCCGCAGAAGTGGAAGGCGTTCCTCAATGATCCCGACAACCGCGCGTTCCGTGTGTGGCAGGGAAAAATCTGATGGCACTGCAGACCTACAGTGACCTCCTCGACGCCATCCCGAAATGGGTCAACAAGCGCACCCTGGACGGTCGCGCGGGTGACTTCATCGCCCTGGCGGAAGCGGATCTCGAGGCAAAGCTGCGCACCCGCGAGATGCAGACCACGGTCGAGGCGCCGGTCACCTGTCCCAGTGTGAACCTGCCGACTGACTGGCTCGACGCGACGCGCCTGTGGTTCGGTGGCGCCACGCGGGCGCTGGACTACGCCACGCAGGACACGATGATCGAGCTGCGCAACCGCTATCCGAATGGCGGCACGCCGACGCATTACAGCCTGAATGACAACGTCATCGAGCTGGCGCCCGAGCCGACATCGGAGATGTCGCTCTGGATGACCTACTACGCCCGCGTCCCGCGCCTCGACGTTGACCATCCGACCAACTGGCTGACTGTCCGCGACATCGGCGTCTACCTGTTTGGCGCCCTGCTGCAGGCCTCGGCGTATCTGCTCGACGACGCGCGGATGGCGACCTGGGAGAAGCAATACAACAGCCGCGTCGCGCAGCTGAATGTATCCTCGCAGGTGGCGCTGCACTCCGGCGCGCCGCTCAAGATCCGGGTGCGTGGCTACGGTTCGGGCTCGACCCGCCGGAGGGCTTACGTATGAGCGGCGTCACTGTCGTCTATGGCGCCTTCTCTGACTTCCTCGAGAAGGCGCTGCTGCACCATGTGTTTGGGGGTATCCCCTACACGCCGCCTGCGAGCCTCTGGGTGGCGTTGTATCAGACGACGGCCAGTGACGCCGGCCCGGGCACCGAGCCCCTCACAACCAACGGCTACGCCCGCCAGCAGGTTGTTTTCGAGGACACCGCTGACCAGCTCGATGGCAGCTCGGCGCTGTGGAACATCGACCTGCTGCAATTCCCGGTCGCGACCGATGACTGGGGCGACGTGGTCTGGGCCGGCATCCATGACGCGGAGACCGGCGGAGAGATGCTCGCGCACGGCCCGCTGGCGGTGATCAAGACGGTGACCAAGGGCGACGCAGTGCGGTTCCCCGCCAACGAGCTGCTGGTGGCGCTGCAGTAATGGCACGCGGTCGTCCGTTCGGCGTCTGGGCTTACAGCTTCGGTCCTTACAGCCGCTGGCATCAGGTCGTCATGGACCCGCTGTCGCTGCATGGGCGTGGCGGGCTGTCCCGCTCCGAGCTGATGCTGCCAATCCTGCATCTGGTCAGCGCGAAGCTGAGCGGCCGGAGCCATCTGAGCCCCCTGCTGACGATCAATGCCGTGATCAACCTCGAGGCGCCGCTGGCGGCGCAGAGCGGGATGCAGGCGCCGCTGCGGTATTTCTGGGAGCATGAGCCGCCGTCAGAGTGTGGCGATGACTGGTCTCCCGGGGTGCCCTGTGTCGTTGACTGGACGCCGGCTGCCGGCTGCGACGCGGCCTGGGTGGTGCAGCCTAAACCGCCTTATGCCTGCCCGGAGGTGATCCATGGCTGACAGTTTCACCCCCATCTTGAACATGACCAAGCCGGAGATCGACGCCAGCGCCGAGACCTGGGGGCAGAAGGTCAACGCCGACCTCGATATACTCGACCAGCACGCCGGCAACATGATCGGCTTCGCCAACGCGCAGCCGGGTGCCATTAACGCGGCGGTGGCGGCAGCGATCAATGCGGCATTTCCGCGTGGCACGATCGTCGCGTGGTATGGGCAGGCCAATCAGGTGCCGGCCGGCTGGCTGCTATGCAACGGCTTGAATGGCACCCCGAATTTACAGGATCGTTTCATTTTGGGCACGGCCGGCTCGCGGACGGTGGGCGAGGCCGGCGGCGCGTTCAGCGCAGCTGCGGTGACCGATGCGCAGGGCACGCATGGGCACGGCGGCGCCACGGTTGCCACCACGCTGACTGAAGCTCAGATGCCGTCGCACCAGCATGGTGGCTCGACTGATGGGCAGGGTAATCACGCGCACAACGTTCCGACACAGGGTGACCTGGGTGCTGCGGCCGGCGGCTACCCGGTGCCGGTCGACAAGAACTATCAATTCCGTGGCGTTACGACCGATACACAGGGCAATCACGCGCACAACTTTGCCACTGACTGGCGCGGCGGCAATCAGGGGCATGTGCATGGTATCTACAACGACGGCAGCCACCAGCATAATGTAACAACCTCCATCGTGCCGCCTTACATTGCCATCTGCTACATCATGCGGGCCTGATCGATGCCAGTCCTCACCCCTCGCCTCGGTCTGTCCAAGCCCATCATCGATGGCGACGACGATGTGTGGGGCGATTTCCTCAACGACAACGCGGACATCCTCGACGCGCAGGTGATGCGGCCGGCCGACGTGGCCGCGCTGTATCTACCGCTGGCCGGCGGGACCATGACCGGGTCGTTGCTTTTGAAAGCAAATGCTGCTGCCCCACTCGAGGCGGTGACGCTGCAGCAGCTGACCGGCGGCTATCTGCCGCTGACAGGCGGCACCCTCACAGGCGCGCTGACGCTGCGCTCAGCGATGCCGGCCGCCAACTATGAGGCCACGCCGAAGCTCTATGTCGACAACGGCCTCGCGGCGAAGATCGGTGACGCGCCGGCTGACAATCAGTATTGGGTCCGCCGCAACAACGCATGGGCGCTGTCCCCCGGCGGCATGCTCGATGCACCGTCTGACGGCTTTTCGTATATGCGCCTCAATGGCGCGTGGTCATCGGGTGGTCTGCTGAGCAGCGGGCTGACAGTGAATGGCGCGTTCAATGCTGTCGCCTCGCGCACCCCAGCAGGGCTTATCGTCGATACACGCGGCAATGTCGGTATCGGCTATGTGCCACCAGCGACTGCGGCACAGGCAGATGATGGGGCGACTGGTGGCTGGTTGTTCCAGTGGGGGATGACTGCGAACAACTGGGCATCGGGTGGTTACTATGACGGAAGCGCGTGGCGCTATCTGAGGACCGGGACGTTCTGGCAGCAGCAGATGGTGGACGATCGGATCGTGTGGCAATACGCACCCAGTGGCGCGAAGGACGCTGCTGTAAGCGGCGTGACGCAGCCAATGGCACTCGATACCACTGCGCTGACCCTCTCCGTGGCCGGTCTTACAGTAAATGCCCCTGTCGGTCAGTATCCGACGCTGGTGCTGAACAAGCCTGCTGCGAACATAGCCAACCAGATCATTGGTAAGACCAACGGCAGCACTCGATGGACGCTTTATCTGGGCGAGGGCACACCGGAGAGCGGCGGTAACGTCGGATCGACTTTCGCCGTAGCTAATTTTGATGATAGCGGCGCCTTGCTTGGCTTTCCGTTCAGCATCGACCGCGCCAATGGCAGGGTCAACGCAGGTGCCCTCGCAGTCGGTGGCAATGCGTCAGTGGGGGGCGATCTGGTCGCCAATAATGGCGTTTATGTCGCGTATAACGTGACCAGTCAGTATCTCCTGGCGGGTGATGCCAACAATCTCTGGCTGCAATTCCAGAATGGTTGGTATTTCGGGTGGAACCGTTCGAGCGGCGATCTGTCGTGGAACAACCCCAGCAGTGGTGCGCTGATGATTATAAACGGCGCGGGCACTATGAACCTCGCCGGCAATCTTTACTCCCCTGGCACGGTGCAGGGCGCCTACGTCCAGTCGACCGGCTCCATCATGAACTACGATGGCCGCTATTTCGTCGCCAACAACCAGAACTACTGGATCGGGCGTAACTCCGGTGATGGTCGGTGGCTGATTATCGATAACGCCAACACACTCATGTCCGTGGACACCAACGGTGTGATGATCGCGTCCAGCAGCGTCCACGCTATTGGCGGCCAGATGGGGATGTTCAATGGCGGCAGTGGTCGTGTCATGCAGATGTCGCCCTCATGGTATTGGGACTGGAATATCAGCACCGGGACGCTGATCTGGTATAACCCCAATCGTGGTCCGGAATGGATCATCCGCAGTGACGGCTGGTGCTACAACGACTGGTCTGCTGTTGGTGGTCACGGGCCGTTCATAGACTTCTCTGACGAGCGTTCTAAGGCCGACATCCAACCGGCAACTGCTGGACTAGACGCCGTGCTGCAACTCACTCCGATCCGGTTCAAGCGCATCCGGCGGATCAAGGATGCGATGGTTACGGATGAGCGCGAGGATGTTGGTTTCAGCGCGCAGCAGCTTCGCGACGTGATCCCCGAAGCAGTGATGGCAGCAGGCTTCACACTGCCTGATGGCACTGGCGGCATGGATGACGCCGAGCCGTCGCTTGGCATGGCCACGACACCCATCGTCGCGGCATTGGTCAATGCGGTGCGCGAGCTGACGGCACGAGTCCGCAATATACATTTGGCGCGCTCACCAACCGCCTTGTTAGCGGCATGATCACCGCCAACGCGCAGCTGGGACGACTGCACGAGGCGATTGCCACCGCGAGCGCCGGCTACACCGGCACGCCCGGCACCGAGTTTGAAGTGAGTAACGCGATGGGCTCACCGTTGCAGCCTAACTTGTTCGGTGTGGTGGCTGACCTAGAGACGCCTGGGCAGAAGGGCAGCGATTACAGCTACGCCGTGGGCAGGCTGCATGAGCTGTGGGCGACGTTCTGGACCGAAGCCGAGAACTACGTGCAGCAGCTCGACAACGGCACGACACCATTCTGAGGACGCCAGCATGATCACTCTCGAGATGCATCCGCATGATGTCCGCACACTGATTGACCTGATTGCACAAACGCCGCTGAAAGACTCGTTCAACCTCTATGTCTTCCTGAACCAGCAGCTGGCCAAGCACGAGCAGCCGCAGCAGCAGGCTGCCGCGCAGCCGCAGCTGCGTGCCGTGCCTATGACAGGTGGAGGAGAAGCCCATGCCTCGGATTAGACCCAGCAAGCCCAGCCTGCCGGTGATCAAGCCGCTGAAGCCGGTCAAGCCGGTGCGGTCGATCGCGGCGGCGAAGACCGCGCTCTCGATGCCGAAGCGGGCGGTGCGGCCACCGTTGATGCCGAAGCGGTGACGCTCGCCGCGCTGAAATTCCCGCCGGGCATGTCCCGGCTGGGATCTGACGCCATGCAGCGCGGACGCTGGTGGAATGGCAATCTTGTGCGCTGGCGCAATGGCGCCCTGGTGCCGATCGGCGGGTGGGACCGGCTCACCGAGACGACGATGTCGACACCCGCGCGGCGGATGCTGGCGTGGCGCTCGGCGCGCGATGTCCGCTATGTGGCGATCGGCACGGACCAGCAGCTGCTGCTGCTCGACAGCGACACGCTGGTGGATAAGACGCCGCCCGGCTTTGTGCCCCTGCCGCCGATCGAGCAGGGCGGCGGCTACGGCACCGGGCCCTACAACTATTCGACCTATGACACGCCGCGCGACGCTGGTGCATTCGGCCCCTCCGGCAACCCCTATTCTCGCGGCGCCATCTGGACGATCGACACCTGGGGCGAGGACATCATGGCTCTCGCGTCGAGCGATGGCCGGCTGCTGCACATGAGCCCTAACAGCCTCGACGCGCAGCCGGTGTTCGACCCCCAGGCCACCCCGGTAGCGACCGCACCCGTGAACAATCGCGGCGTGGTCGTCACCGAGGAGCGGCATGTCATGCTGTTCGGCGCGGGCGGCAATCCGCGTGGCGTCGCGTGGTGTTCGCGCGAGGATTACAACGACTGGGACTTTGCCAACGTCGACAACACCGCAGGATTCCTCGAGCTGGACTGCCAGGGCATCCTGATCAACGCCTGCAAGGTGCGTGGTGGCATCCTGCTATGGACCGAGAAGGAACTGTGGCTGGCGAAATACGTCGGCCTGCCGGCGATATACGGCTTCGAGCGGGTCGGTCAGCAATGCGGCATGATCGGCGCCAGCGCCTTCGCGGCTGCCGCCGGCACGGCATACTGGGTGGGCTCGGGTTCATTCTGGACCTACAGCAACGGCACGGTGACGCCGGTCCCGTGTGACGTGGCGGATTATTTCTTCCGGCGTATCGACTTCCAGACGGTCGGGCAGCGTCTGACAGGCGGCGCGATCGGGCGCTTTGCCGAGGCGTGGTGGTTGTTCCCCGAGGTCGGTGAGACCGAGAATAGCTGCTACATCGCGTTCAACTTCCAGGAGGGCTGGTGGTCGACCGGCAAGCTCGACCGATCCTGTATAGACGGCGCCGGGGTCTGGCCGCGTCCCCTGATGGCGGGAACGGATAGACATTTGTATCAACACGAGAGCGGGTGGCTGGCGGCCGGGCTGACGCGGACCGGCATGGTGTGGGTCGAGAGCGGCGCCCAGGCGCTGCCCGGCGGCGGTGATCAGATCATGCATGTCACAGGCGCCCAGCTGGACAATGGCGGGTCCTACGACTGCACCCGGCTCTACGCCTACACGCGCGAGGCGCGTGACGATTCGGTCGAGTTTCTCGAGGGCCCTTACGAGCCCTACCCTGACGGCTGGGTGGAGTGTCGTTTCTCCGGCCGGGACATCCGTCTGCGCATCGAGCAGGCGGAGGATGAGCAGTGGACCGTCGGTGAGATGCGGTTTGACGTGACCCCCGGAGGCCGGCGGTGAATATCAGCCTCGCACAGATCGGCCCGCGCTATGACGCGGAGACCATGCGGCAGCGCACGGAGCAGATCGAGCGGGCGTTCCAGCGCGTGCTGTCGACCGAGAGCGCGTCAGCCTACGCCCTGCTGGTGTCCCCCAATCAGTCGGTGTGGAAGGTCACCGTCGACGATGCCGGCACGCTGCACGCCACCAAGGTGATGAAGGGGGTGCCGATATGACGCGCGATCAGGCGCGCCAGCTCGAGCGCCTGGGCAAGGCGGTGAGCCGCTTTGGCACGCACACCCTGTCCGACCTGATGCTGAGCGTGAGGGAAGGCAAGTCGCAGATCTGGGGCGGCGGCGGGATGTTGCTGGCGACCGAAATCATCGATTACCCGCGCCTGCGGGCGCTGCGCTATCTCGCGGTCGGTGGCGAGATGCTGGACGGCACAGGGCTGCAGGAGATGGTGGACGCCTGGGGGCGGGAGCAGGGCTGCACCCGGGCCGAGACGATCGCCCGCATAGGCTGGGAGCGGCACCCGGCCGCGCCGCAGAACTGGACCCGCCTGGGCGGGTTCTGGACAAAGGATCTCTGATATGGGTGGCGGCAGCGGATCGTCTAACACGTCTCAGACCACCAAAGTGCAGCTGCCGGCGTGGCTGGAGCAGGCGAGCGAACAAAACTTTGCCCGCGCAAAGACGTTGGCCGAGACCCAGACCTATCAGCCTTACGGAGGCGATCGGGTGGCCGGCACGACGCCCGACCAGGACGCTGCGGCGGCGCAGATCCGCGCCATGCAGGGGCAGACCGGCGGCGCGCTGCAGGGGCTGGGGGACGCGAGCGCACAGTTCGGTAACTGGCAGCCGCAGCAGGTGACGGCGGGCCAGCTCGCTGGCATGGACCTGACGCCCTACATGAACCCCTACACCGGGGAAGTCGAGGCCAACGCGTTGAAGGCGCTCGAGAGCAGCCGGATGCAGTCGCAGCAGGGGATCGAGGATCGGTTCCTCTCGAGCAAGGCATTCGGCGGCAGCCGGCAGGCGTTGCAGTCGGCGGTCACCGACAGCATGACCGCGCAGAAGGCGGCTGAGACCTCGGCGCAGCTGCGGCAGGCGAACTACAATCAGGCGGTGCAGGGTGCGACCGGCGACATCACGCGCGACATGACCGCGCAACAGCTCAATCAGGCGGCCGGGCTGTCGGGGGCGCAGCTCAACCTCGCCGGCTTGAGGCAGGCGGGCGACCTCTATGGTGTCGGGCAGAAGGCGAACATCGCCGACATCAGCCTGCTCGACACGCTGGGCCAGCAGGGACAGGCGCGCAATCAGGCGGGGCTCGATATCGCCTATCAGAACTGGCTCGAGCAGCAGGGCTTCGACAAGAGCCAGATCGAGTGGATGGGGCAGATGCTGGCCGCCAGCCCTGGCAGCCAGACCACCACGGTAAACACTACAGGCAATGCCGGCGGCAGCAAGGCGAACCCCTTGATGGGGGCTCTCGGTGGCGCCGCCGCTGGTGCGTCGATCGGCTCGATTGTCCCGGGTTTCGGCACCGCGATTGGCGCGGTGGCAGGCGGCCTGCTCGGCGGCCTGTCGTCGCGATAGGAGAAGACCATGGGTGGGCTGGACTGGCTGCAGCTGCTGCAGATGTTCGGATCGGCGGCGGGCGCTGTCGGCGGCGCAGGCGGCGCGGGCGCCGGGCTCAGCGGCGTGGGGCTGCCCGACGCGGGAGCGGCCGTCCCGGTGACCCCGCCGCCGGTTACCGGCGGCGCGATGATGCCTGACGCGGGCGCCTTCATGCCGTCCTCCGGCTCGTTCATGCCGCAGATGGACATGACCCCCCGGCCGGTCGCCAGACCGGCTGTCAGACCGGCGGCAGCCGCTCCGCAGCTTAGCCCTGACGCGATCATGCCCGGGCCGGATACGTTCAGGCCCGCCGCCTTGGGCAACATGCCGCAGCTCAACACTGATGACATCATGCCCGGGCCAAACACGGAGGGATTCCGTCGAAGCTGGTGGCAGCGCAACATCGGCGACCCGGTCGACAAGGCCTGGGACAAGGCCTGGACGGAAGACCCGAAGACCGGTCAGTCGCCCGCCATGAAGACGCTGCAGGGTCTCGGGTCGACGGCAGGCAAGCTGGGCGCGGCCCCGGCGGCCACTCCGGCGCCCGCCATCGCGAGCGGAGGCGGAGCGGGCAGCGGCTATCGCCCGGCCGGGGCGATCAACGCCGCTGAGATGGCGCTGACGCGCGAGAAATGGCGGCAGATGCTGCAGCAGCGCGCGACGCTGAACGCGCCCTGGCTGAAGCAGCGGCTGCTGGCAGGCGGCGGCGGCCTGATGGAGTAACGGGAGATGAGTGAGACCATCGGCGGCCTGCTCGACGACGCCTGGAAGGGCTGGACCGGTTTCTGGGACCCGCAGGAGGTGCCGGCCGGCGCGGCTTATGACGCGCAGAGCCTCGGCATGGCGCGGGCGAACGCGTTCGGCAACCTCGGTGGGACTCTGCTCGCCCTGGCGCAGGGCGGCGTCTCGCCGGAGACCAGGGCACGCCTCCTCGCCGGCCTCGGTGACGCGCCGCTGACCTACCAGCAGTCGCTGCTGGCTGGCGGCGATGCCCGCCTGAAGGCAGCCCAGATACGCAAGCTGGACACCGAGAACGAGAGCCAGAAAGCGTTCGGGACCATGGTTGACGACATCATTCGCGGCCGGGGGACCGAGGGCAAGGCCACCCCAGGCGGGGTCACCCCCGGCAACCTCACCGGCAGCCCTGCCCGGCTCGCCCTGGCGGCGCTGAAGGGGCCAGAGAGCGGCGGTAAGGCAGACGCGGTCAATTCAGCGGGCTACTCCGGCCTGTTCCAGATCGGCACTGGGCTGGCATCCTCCGCCGGGCTCTACAAACCGGCGCAGGACGAGGCGGTCACCGATGACAAGGGGCGCGCCGTCAATGCGTGGCGCGGGCAGTGGGTCATTCCCGGCTTCGAGCCGATGACGCACCAGCAATGGCTCGCCAACCCGGCCGCGCAGCAGCGGGCCGGCGAGATCGCGATGGAGCACAATTGGTCCGCGATCCAGCAGGCGGGCCTCGACAAATACGTGGGCCAGACGGTCGGCGGGGTGACCATCACGCCCCAGGCGCTGCTGCAGGGCGCCTGGATGGGCGGTGTCAAAGGGCTGCAGACATGGCTATCCGGCCAGGGCGACCCCCAGGACAGCAACAAGGCCTCTGTGAGCCGCTGGGCGGGGCTGACGACGCCTGGGACGATGACCGATGCCGGGGCACCGGCCATGGTCCCGACCGGCTCAGGCGGCGCCCCAGCGGCTCCTGGCGAGGGGCGGCGGAGCAGGGGTGATCTGACGCAGCTCACGACCCAGCAGCTGACGTTGCTCAAGACCATGACGCCGGCCGAGCGGGCGCAGTGGCTGCTGCAGCAGAGCAACAAAATCGTGCCCACGCCGCTGACCGCTCAGGAGAAGCAATCTTACGGCCTCGATCCTGGCTCGGTCTATGTCTGGGACGAGAACGGCAAGCCGTCCAAGCTGCAGGACTCAAGGGCGCAGGATCTGAGCCCCGACGAAAAGGTCCGCCTGGGCTTCGCGCCCAATGCCGTGGTGCAGCGCAAGTCGGACGGGACCTATACCGTCGCCAAGGAGGGACAGGCCGAGGAGCTGAGCCCGGCGGAGAAGGCCCGGCTTGGCTACCCGTCTGACGCGGTGGTGCAGCGCAAGTCGGATGGCACCTACACCGTTGTTCGGGAGGGACAGGCCAAGCGATTGTCGCCCGAGGAGCTGGCCGCCGAGAAGCTGCCGTCCGACGCGATTGCCGAGCGCACGCCGGATGGCAAGCTGCATGTAATCCGGCAGGGGCTGGCAAGGCGGCTGACGGCGGAGGAGCTGAAGGCGGGGAATTACGCACCCGATTCGGTGGTGGAACGCCTTCCGGATGGGACCGAGCGTGTCGTCCAGGCGAGCCAAGCGCAGCAGGCCGGCCAGAACCTGTTCAGCAACGCCAGGGAGACCCGCCAGCAGATCGAGAGCGGCCCGGTTTACACCAACTACTCGCAGGCCAAGCCGCAGCTCATGCTGATCAGACAAGCCGCGCCGGTCGGCAATGGTGCGTCTGACATGGCAATGATCTATGCCTACGCGAAGATCCTTGACCCCAACAGCGTCGTGCGCGGCCCCGAGGGCGACATGGTGCAGCGCACGGGCGGCGTCTGGGACACCATCCAGGGCATGGTCCAGATGGTCAAAGGCGACGGCAAGCTGTCGCCTACGGTGCGCCGGCAGCTGGTTGAACAGGCCGAGAGCGTGTTCCACGCGCACGAGGTTGGCATGCAGGCACGCGTCGACACCTATCGCGACCTCGCCAAGGCCAACGGCCTCGACCCCGACAAGGTGTATCCCGAGATCAAGCCAATGTCGTCCTACGCCGAGCGGAAAATCAAACCGCTGCCGGGCAACCAGCCGGTAGATGTCTTCGTGGCCGGGCTGAAAAGTCAGCTCAAGGCTGACCCTACCAAGAAGGCAGCGGTGCAGGCACTGATGAATGAACACGGCCTCGACCTGAAGCTGCTCGACTAGGAGCGTGTGATGGCAGACGACGCAGTGGGGTTTGACTACGCTGCCCTAATCGCCCGCAAGCAGCAGGAGATGGCGGAGCAGGCGGAGCAGGAGCGAATCGCCAGCCTGAACCTGGACCAGCAGGTCGGCCGGGTTGTGCGCTCGACCGGCACCGGGCTCAATGACGCGATCGGCGGCGCGGTCGGCGCGGTCCCCGATCTGATCGGCGCCGGGCTGCGGGCTGTCGGTATCCCCTCGTCCCGGCCGGGCTTCTACAGCGACGCGGCGAAGAGCGCCCTGAACTCAGTTGGGGACTATCTGAGCGGCGGCCGGATCAAGCCCACCACAACGCCCGAAAAGATCGCCTATGGCGTGGGGCAGGGCGCGGGTGATGCGGTGGCAACCGTGGTCCCGGCGGCAGGCGTGGCACGCTTGGCACAGGCGGCGCCGGTCGTATCAGGCGTGGCTAGATCGCTTGCGTCCAACCCGGCCATGCAGACGATAGCGGGCGCCGTGGGCGGCGGTGTGAAGGAAGGCACCGGCAGCACGGGGGCCGGCCTCGCGGCGAGCCTCGCGGTGCCGTTCGGTGCCGGCGCGCTGCGTGGTGTAATTTCGCCCGGCCTGTCCCAGCTCAATGCCGAGCAGCAGAGACTGGCACAGACGCTCCTGGGTCGCGGCATATCGCTGACCCCCGGCCAGCAGTCAGGCAGCAAGATGATGCAGGTGATGGAGTCGACCCTCGACCGGCTGCCGCTGACCTCGGGCCCGCAGAACGCTGTCCGGACGGAACAGCGCCAGCAATTCAACAAGGCGGTGCTGGGCGAGATGGGGGTCACAGGCGAGAACCTCGCCACGCCGGAGGTGATCAACCAGGGTCTCGACAACGCGTGGAACCGGATCTCTGGTGTCTATGGCCGCAACAACTTTACCGTCGACGCTCCGGCGATGCAGGGTGTGCAGCAGCTGGCGGACGAGACGCGCCGGCTCTACGGATCGGATGTGCAGAAGGCGCTGGGTGGTCATATCACCGAGCTGCTCAACAAGATCAGGCCGGGCCCGCAGGGCGGCTATATCGTCGAGGGTGAGGCGTTCCAGAAGCTCGACAGCGCCCTGTCGAAACGGATCAGGGAGACCTCTGACGGCGATCTGCGCTCCAGGCTGACTGACCTCCGGACGACGCTGCGCGACAGCATGGACAATTCCATTCTGCACGGCGGCACGCCCGAGGACGCGGCTGCCCTGGCCGAGGCGCGCCGGCATTACGCGGTCGGCAAAGAGATCCAGAAGGTGATCAACACGCCCACGCTGGACGCGATTGCCGGCGACATCTCCCCGGCGCAGCTGGCCCGCGTGGTGGCGAGCGGCTCGGGCCAGCATTTCGCTACCGGGCGGGATGCCCTGCGCGATCTGGCTGCGGGCGGCAAGATGTTCATCAAGGACAACATCCCCAACTCTGGCACCAACGAGCGGAGCATGATGACGCATCTGCTGACCGGTGGAATGTTCGGCAGCGGCGGGTGGAGCATGGCCGGCGGCAACCCGTTCACCGGGGCGCTCATGGGGGCCGGGGGTGTCGCGCTGCCCAGGCTGGTGCAGATGGCGTATCAGTCGCGGCTGGGCGATCGGTTCGCGCGCAATCAGGCGCTGAGCGGCATGCCCAACCCGATCAACCGA